ATGGGCTACGATATCTCACTTACGGCAACGCTAACCGGCGCAACGGTTGCCCAACTTCAGCGTTGGCGTACTACGGGCCTGCTTGTTCCTGAAACCTCAGTTTCTCGACCAGTTGAATATTCTTTCCGCGATTTGGTCGCTTTGCGCACGATCGCAAAGCTGCGGGCTCAGACATCGCTTCAACAGATTCGCAAGGCATTTTCATCGTTGAGCGATTTTGACATGGCGGATCACCCTTCTAAGTATAAATTCGTCACCGATGGCAAGACTGTCAAGGTCTGGACCGACGACGGGTTCATGGATCTGAGCGACACTCACAAAGGGCAGTTTGAGGTTTACACGCTAGCGGATATTTATAAGCCGTTCATGAATATGAATGACAAGTTAGTTCCTGACTTTAGGAATCCAAAACCACATCTCGAAGTAAATCCACGTTGTATTGGTGGCTATCCCACGATCAAGGGGTCGAGGATTCCATATCTCGACATAGCCGAGCTGTACAGATCAGGCGAACTCGAACCAGGTGAAATCGAAGAATTCTACCCGCAGGTTTCTGATGAGGCTGCAAGGGATGCTGTGGAATTTCACACGATGGTGCTGGAGAATATCGCATGAGGTTCTTCCTTGATGAATGTATGAACGCCAAACTTGACGGGCCACTAAAAGAATAGCTTAAAAAAGAAGAGTTTCTGCGATCAGGGCCGAACATCCCGCATGGCCTCGATGACATCTCTCTTATTCAGCGACTAGAAGAACTGGACGTTGATGCGGTAATTACTAGCGATATCAAACAAATGCGATCTCTAGATCGTACATTGGAACGCGATCAATACCGTAACAGTGGCATTCATTGGATCGGAGTCCCGCAGAGCTACGTTAAAGGGAGCGCTCGCCCTTTTGCCCAGGCTGCAAATCTACTCTCCGTAATTCATCATGTTCGAGCCCAATTGGAAGCAGCACAGATACCGCTTGCAATTGAGCTAAAAAGGGGCGTTAAGGACAGCGGCGAGTCAATAGCAGAAAAGTTCCCAATCTGAATTTTGCGTATTTGTAGCATACGAACTGGGCTAACCAATCACCCTAAAACCAGCGCGTCGACGTTCTGCCTCTGACGCTTCACGCATCGAGGATAGTTCTTCGGCGCGTTTCCTTTCACTTTCCATATGCGCTTCCATCGCGCCGGGAATGGCATCAAGGCCTTCTTCCCAGAGATGCGCATAGATATCCAGGGTCATAGCGGCACTGGAGTGGCCGAGCATAAGTTGTACTGTTTTAACATCAGCTCCGGCTGCGATAGCGATGGAGGCGGCTGTGTGCCGTAGCTCGTAGGTGTCGAGGTCACCAATCCCAGTCCAGATGCACAGGTTTTTCCATACGACCCGCCATCGGGCGGTGGTCCAGACTTTTCCGCGTTCGTCAGGGATAAGCCATGCATCAGGATCTTTCCCTTGAGCGTTGCGATCGAGGAGTAACAGAATTTCGCCACCGATGGGTACGTCTCTATGGTTTCGTGTTTTTGTCGAGTCTTCACGTCCTAAGTCATCAACGTCACGGCGGATCATGAGGCGTCTGCGTATTGGGTCTAGGTCTTTGACTTTGAGTCCTTTTGCTTCTCCTGGGCGCAGCCCTGTCATGATGAGGACGCGTAGGAGGAGTTGTGCTTGTTTGGTTGGTGCTTGTCGTATGAGTTCGTCGACTTCTGTGATTTTGAGGTATCGGCGTTCTGATTTCTTTTGTTTTGGTAGGTCACCGGTTCTAATGGGGTTTTGGTGGATGACTCCTAGTTCCACTGCGAGGGTGAGGATTCCGTGGATGATGAGGCCGACTTTGCGCATGGCTGATTCGCTGAGTGGTCGCGGTGGTTGGCTAGCTGGCACGCCTTTCATTGTGGAGAGAGTGGGGATCCATGCGTTGATGACTGAGCGTTGGATGTGTGCGCAAGGGGTTTGGCCCCATTGTGGTTGGATGTGGACGTTCCAATAGGAGAGGTAGTCTCGTCTGCTTTTGTCTGAGATGTTTCCTTTAGACGCTAGCCAAGGTTCCCAGAGGTCGGAGAGTGTGACATCTACTTTGTCTTTGGTGATCCAGGTGCCGTCTGCTTTTCCGACTTCGGCGCGTGCTGCGTAGAGTTCGGCTTCATCGTGGTTGTCGAATGTTTTTGTTGTTTCATTTCCGTTTTCAACCCAGACGGCTTGCCATCGTTTTCCCTTGCCCCATCGTGCTGATCGTACCTTTTTAATGCGTGAGGTTTGATCTGGGTTTTTCTTCATCCAGAGATCACGGACGTATGCCATGAGGTACACTTCTTTCTTGTCAGGGCGGACTCGTCTCATGGAGATAAGAGTTCACCTGAGTGGGCTCCCTTTCACGTCTTCCGGCAAGATGACCGTGGAAGGGAGTTTTCTTAGTTATCGGAAATTCCGACCAACCCCAGTTTGACAGAGCTGAGGTGATTTACGAGGTTATGCAATTCTCCTGTGTAAAAAGTCAGCATGGGACTCGATGTCAGCTTCTTTAAGGAGCTTGATACCTAGGTCTTCCCAGCGTTGCGTAAGTACACGGAATTGTTCTTTGTTCTTGCTCTGGGGGCTATTCCGAAGGACTGCAACGACATCGACGTTCTCATTGATGCTTACAGCTTCTTCATTGAATAGCAGCTGGCCTCCTTTTTCTCTTAATCGAGCAACTTTGAGTTCCCAGGCTTCGGCACGCTCGAAGGATTGTTGATCAGTGATATTGAAGGCTTGGTTAAGCTCGTAAACTTCTTCGTTATTGAGGACAGCCACGTTGAGACCAAAGGAATAAGCAGAGGTTTCTACGCGTGGATCAATTTTTGTGATTTCCGACAGCACTGGGTCATTGGTGTATGCAGTTCGGATCCTTTTCCTGATTTGTGAAACCGTGATGCGAGTTTCGCGGACAGGTTCGACTCCGATGAACACCTCGAACGCTAATTCCGTAGCATGGTCGAGGTTATTAGCGTCTATGACTCGGGCTTGATCGACTCGTATGAGATTATTCCAGTGCTGGTTGAGCAGGGAAAGACGGCTCGGCAGGTGAAATGATTCACTGATCTCCAACGAGGGCTGTGCAATTGCGTGATCTTCCACGTGCTGCATGAGTACCTTAAGCGAACGCTCGATGGCTCCTACGTTGTCGTGAGAGTTGAAAACAGATTTCACATTGCAGAAGCGAGTTGTAAATTGTGTAGTCAGTGGATCGTAGACGATTACGCCGACACCAATTGAGGTCACACTCATAGGTCGGGGGACTACACGGATAGTCCAGACATCAAAGCGCATGTCATCTCCTTCCTGCTGCCTGTTTATGAGAATTCAGTATGTCACGGGCATAGTCTATTCTGCCGATAGCGTAGTTAACGAGTGTAGCTATTTCGGCACGAGTGACCTCCCACTCATCGGGTAGTTTTCCGCAGATTTCATCAATAAGAGAACTGTCCAGTTTACCGATTGCTGCGATGGCCTTGTCCCATGACTCTGCTGGTATACGTGCTGTAAGTTGTGGAACCTGAATGCGACCGGCCATCTGTTCTACGGGGCTTAGCTGCCACGGGAACGGAAGGGAATCGAACCAAAAGCCATGGTCGATAGACCAAATCTCGTAGTCGTTATTAGTATCGTAGAGAAATTGAAGATCCTCCTGAACATTGCACAACGCCCATAGCGCAATGAGCTTAGGAATCTCATTGTGATTGCTGTCATCGAGAACATGATGAATAGCTTGCGGAGCACTCTCAAGAACCGCCCCATCAAGATTGAGGGAACCAAACAAGGGCGTCCCATCTAGAGAGTATCTGCGAGTGCTATCTCCAACACGGTAGCCAACGAACGTATCCGGAACATGGATTACTGCCCATTCACGGACACGCGCACCAATACGTTTGCCAATTTCACTAGCAACGACCTCATTGATCGTTGATTCACGCCCATGATCATTAACAAACCGCTTGCACCAGTAAACATTGCCGTCACTTGTACGCGCAGGGAAAGGCCTTGTCCCGGTATCTACAATGTTCCCAGGAACCTGCAGATAAATAGGAACTTCTTTCCGCAAGCGGTGCTGTTCCATAGAAATAATGTTGCTGTTCATAACTTCTGTCCGTATCTCTGGTCACGTCCTCCGCCAAGGCGTAGTGATTAATGGAATGGCCCTGAACTTGCTGTTGTAAAAGTTTTTTACATTTAGTTTGATCTGGTTCTCAATCACGAAGTACTGGGGATCCTGGACGGTTGGTGTGCCAGGATTTGATTTCTTCGGCGTCCCATAGTCTGGTTTTTCCTAGGATGGTGGCCACGTAGTTGGGGGTGCGTTCGTTGGCTGAGTAGTTGCGCCATGTGGCGGGTGTGACGCCGATGTAGTCGGCGCATTCTGGACCAGTCCATAATTCGCGTCCAGTATCTTTGTCGATGATGCCAGGGTTCATGATTACGCCTTGTCTGTGCGGATATGGCGGGCGATAGCTGAGCAGGTGACGACAGCGCCGATCATGAGAGTCCACGTCCAGCCTGTTGCAAGGTAGGCGAGTGCTGTGACGAGGATGTATATTGCGGCGTTGTTGAGTGGGGTGTTCATTGTTTTCTCCGGTTTGTTAGTGTTAGGGGGTAGCCCCCGGTTCCGGATAGTTGGGATATCTGGAACCGGTTGGGCTATTTCTTTTTGCGTTTCTCCTTCTTGATGATGATGTACCATTTTCGCGCTTCTGTGCTGAGTGCTATGGCGCTAGCTGTGATGGTCGCTATCAGTGCAATGGTGTTTTCCATGTTGTCACCTCCTTTCTGTTTGTACACCCATTATAACGCTAAATAGCGTTACGTGTCAAGTGGTAAAACGGTATCAATTACAAACAAAACACCTCAACACGCCCTCTTCTCCGGCTGAATTCTTCCTCGCTCATACATCCCCATCCACAAAACGAGTAGATGAGGCGTAACACCCAACTCCGCAGCCATCGCCGCAGCAGAACCCTCACACTCAAGCCCTACAGCCTCAACATCACCAACATCCAAAAGCTGCTGTGCTGCCCACTCATCAGCTTGCCGCTCCGCGCCGGGAGTTGAGCAGTTATGCCCGTAGTGGGCATGTCCTAGTTCGTGGGTGATGGCGCAGCGGCGGGTGACTGGGTCGAGGCCAATTTTGATAAAGATTGTTTGTGTTGGTGGGTGAAAGCAAGCGTTGAGGGTGCTTCCCAGCTTGCTCGTCTCGATCACTGTGATGCCCATGGTGTGGGCGAGTGTTTCGAGGGCTGCTTCCACAGGGCTCATGAAGTGCTCCTAGGTGTAGTTTTCTTCGAGTGGGTCGGTGGCCTTTTGTGCTGCAATTGGCTCTGTTCCGGCGTTGATGCCGTCGAGGATGGCATCGTAGTCAGGCTCAGTGACATGCGGGGGTGCTGTGGGGGAGTTGTTGCCGCGTTTTGCGTTGAGACGGGTGTCTAACTCGCTGATTGGTTTCTCCGCCCAGTCGGCTTGCCCGGCTTTCATTCGTCGGAGAATCTCGGCGACTAGATCTTCATCACTAGCGTCCATGATTCCGCTCGACGTTGAAAATGCTTTGAGATCGAACTCGGTCAGCACATCGAGCGCGAGCAGCGCTGGGACGACGCTGACCTGGTATGCGCGTGCGATCTTCACTGCCGTTTCAACGGTAACCGTGTCATCGCGCAACTGCCTAGCGAGTGTGGCTACTGGGATTCTGGAATTGATTGCAATCTGACGGTCGGAATCAGTTCCGCGAAAGCTTCTTAGCCAGCTTGTTAGTTGCTCCATGCGTCAATTATGACACAACAATGTCCCGCCGGCAATACATTACAAACCGGAGGGTATTGACATGTGTATCATGAATGGTATAGCGTGTTTCGTGAACGAGATAGAAAGGCGTTGAACATGGCAAATGTAAAGATCAAAATCCGTGACGGACTCATCGACCGCCTCCGAAACATGAGCGGAATCACCAGCGACGAAGCCTTCGCCCGAACCATCGGAACCAGCCGAAGCACACTCGTCGACGTCAAAACCGGCGAACGCGAACCATCCCTCACATTCGCAATCGGAATCGCCCAAGCCTTCGGCCTAGGCCTATCCGAAATCGTCACCTGGGAAACCGAAACCACAGCAGCCTAAACGCGCCGGGAACAGTAGGCGTCGAAAAGCATAAGAAAAGGGGAGATCATGAGAGAAAACGTATTTAAAACACAGAAAGCGTCAGCAGCGGCAACTGCTGACGCCCTCGGAGGAACGGAACTGACAACTCCAAGCACTATCCAAGAACTTCTGCTTTCCCAAACAGTCCATATTGAAGCGCTTAGGGCTTACGTCAAATTAGCCTCCGCTTTCAATCGCGGCGACTCTCCCGTTGAGATCGTAGAGCTGCTGCTCCAATACGCCAATGATCTGCGCAGTGCGTATTCCCTGTATGGCAGTACTCACTAGTAGATCTGCGGTGGAGTAGTCGCCAGTCATGAATCTGTCGATGCCGTCTTTTACAAAATCTAAAAGTGCTGAGGAAGCCGGTAGATTGCCTAATTTCTCCTTTTCGGCCTGCATATCGCGTGACAGCTTTTGCAAAAGTTCCATGGTTTTTTCGTCCATTCGTATTCACCTCCTTTCTTGCTTGGTAGGTGAAATTTTAATCGCGGACTTCGTCGCCCCGCTGGGGAACAAAATAAAAAACCCTTGCTGGGGCAAGTGTACCGATCATGGCCGGCGAGAAGGATAGCGCCCAATGGGCCGCAGTACGCCCAATCTGCGAACCGCTCGGCATCGACAGCAAGAGCTAGCAAGCAAAGCTCCGCGGAAAGAACTGGGCACGCGGGGTACTCATCACCTCGCTTTCCGGGGACATACACACTCACAAGTGAAGCAAAAGAAAGGAACAAATCATGCCTTGGAAAAGGATCAATAACGAGGACATGTGGAGATTAAACGACCAAGCAGACATCAAGACAGACAACGCACTAATAAGCCAGAAGCTGGCGATCATCAAGAACGCCAGCAATAAGGCAGAAACAAAAGTCCTGGCATTCCTGTGCGGATACGTCGAGGCGAAGCTCGGAACAGAAGAAGTCCAGAACGCACTCGACGCCGGCATCAGAGCTTATGTCCACACAACAGAACAAGGAAAGGAAAGAGAAATGAACAGCTTCTCACGTGAGTGTATTCGGCTCCGGAAACTCGCAGAAAGCTTCGCCGCCGATCAGGGTGGGCCCTACTGCGAAACATTCCCGGAAGATATTCCGCTGACAGCGATCTCCATCTTTCACGGATTAGTCAGCTCGAAGCTCGGGGAAAGCGAAACGCTTGCGCTTTTCTCTCAAGCCGTTGACGCGGCACACGAATCATATTCAGACGAATAGCAACTCTTCAGGAAGGAGGGCGCGAGATGGAATTAAAGCCTTTTAATTTCCGTGGTCACGATGTCAGAATCATTGTTGGAGATGACGGGGAGCCACAGTGGGTGGGGCGAGATGTATGCGCAGTTTTAGAGATCAAAAACTCTAGAGACGCACTATCTCGCATCGATCAGGATGGGGTCGGGATTGCCGACACCATAGATTCCCTAGGGCGTAGCCAACGAGTAAAAGTCGTCAACGAATCAGGATTATACGAGCTTCTTTTTCAATCTCGCGTTCCACAAGCAAAAGAGTTTCGCCGCTGGGTCACAGCCGAGGTTCTGCCAGAGATCCGTCGCCACGGCATGTACGCGACAACAGCAACGGTAGAGCAAATGCTGGCTGATCCCACAACAGCGATCAAACTCCTGGAACAGATCAAGCAGGAGCGTGACCAACGCAAAGCACTCGAAGCGCAAGCAGCGATTGATAAACCAAAAGTGATGTTTGCTGACGCAGTGGCTGAGTCCAGCACCGACATTCTGGTCAGAGATCTGGCAAAGATCCTTCGTGGCAACGGCATCGATGTCGGTGGGAATCGTCTTTTCGCCTGGCTTCGAAAGCACAAATACCTGATGGATGGGCCAGCGCATATCAAGCACACACCAACGCAAAAAGCGATGGAGCTTGGACTGTTCAGGATCAAAGAAACAGTGGTGACTAGATCCAACGGCAGATCATCGATCACGGTGACACCGAAGGTCACAGGGAAAGGCCAGCGGTATTTCGTTGAGCGGTTCCTCGATGGCCGGTTCGACATCAATGACATCAAGGCAAACAAAAACCGACCTGTTGCACCAGGTCGGCGATAGAGACTCAAAGGGGAGTTTCCATGCACAACGTTATCACGAGTGACCGCTGGCTGTCGCCAGCGCAGGCGGCGGAAATCATTCCATATTCCGCATGGCAAATCCGGAAGTTCTGTCGACAGGGGTTGCTGCCTCACGCAAAGCTAACGGGATCAAGGAACAGCCGAATCATGATCAAGCAATCAGACCTTCTTCATTTCATCCAGCGGGGAGCAGCATGAGGTACTACCAAGACCCATACGGCGACATTGACAGCGTCGAGATCAGGTTCGAGACGTGCCGTGAAGACCTAGCGCGTGCAGCACAGCAGTGCTGGCGCAAGCTCACAAGCGCTGAGCTCGATGACCTGTATGACGAGATCATCCGGGTGATCGCAGCTAGCGAGTGGGACAACATGTGGCTGACAGTCGATGACTTCATCACTGTGGCCTCCTACTACTCACACGAATAACAACAATCAGCAAGGAAATAACAATGATTCTTCTTGTTCTCATGAACCTTCTTTTCTGCATCATGCTCATGTTCGGCCTGACGGATCTGAGCCGGAAGTTCGACAACATCGCAGCGCGTAGCGACATGGACGGTCGTGATCTTGACCGGCATGAACGCTGGATCATGGATCTCTACGATCTCGCGAAGGTGCCACCTCTCGAAGTTGAAGACGATGAGGAGGTGCACACCGATGTACAAGCAGCCTAACGACTACGTCCGGCAGTGCAAGACCTGTGGTGAGAAAATCCGGCTGGTTAAAGGTGCTGAGCGCTGGCACGCATTTAACGCTGCTCCTTCTGCTGAGGGGATGTGGCGGATAACGTCGCGCTGGCAGGCCTCCACAGCACAGCAGAAGAACACTGTGACTGCGCTTGCTGGCGCAAGGCTAGAGAGTGCTCGTGCGATGGGTGAGCAGCTTTTCCAGCCTCACATGATGACGTGCCCGGCGAATCCTCGGGCGAAGATCCTCAAGAAAAAGCGGGCGCATGGACGAGGAACACGAAGCTGATCAGTGGTGGGAAAGCCAGATGCCGAGAAGAAAAGTCCAGATCTGGCGGTTCCTCAGCAAGCCAGATCCACATAGCCCGATAGTTCCTGGGCAAATGCCCTTATTCGATGAAAAGGAGGAGTCCGCATGAATCACCCACAGTATGCTCCTAACCTGTCCTCGCAGATCGTCTGTGAAAAGCAGCGAATGCACTGGGCTCTGAAAGCCGCGAAAGCGATCGCTGAGGCGAAGGCACCGTACGATGTTGTTCAGCTGCGCCCAGATCCAGCCACATCAACCGTCGCAGTCTGCGCGGTCAACGACAAAGCAACGCTAGCTGTTTATGTTGATGCGACGGTGTGCGATATCTCTACGCAGCGCGATGACGTGATCGAGTTTGATAAGAACCTTCTGCCGATTCTGATTGCTGCGACAAGTAACGCAGCAAGCCATGATGACGAGGTGATCACCCAGTGTGGGTTCACTATGGAAGAGCAAAAGGTCACGGTCACCGATGAATCCGGGCTGAGCCTTGGTCTTGAGATGATCCGCGTGCGGCGCAATACCAGCGTCGCTGATATTGGAAACCCTCTGGCGACGATGGAGCGTGTGCGTCGTCAGTTGCGCGAGAGTGAGGCGGAAGAGATCTATCCGCTTCCTGCGCAGCTTGATGCGGTGACGAAAGTGGCGAAGTCGCTGGGAGGTCGAATCAAGATTGATCAGCGAACTTACATGCATGAATCAGACGCGGCGAAGCGCATCGTTGCTTCCGGGTCGTGGTGGACGCTGTCGGTGCTGGACAAGCCAGAGTCAATGACCGAGCAAAGCGGTGAGTCAGATCAGAAAACCGGGTTGAGAATCGTGGGATCGAAGCCGCTAGGTGGTATTTCTTAGCGATCGTAGAGGTTGAGCGAGGTGAGCAAAATGTGTTGGAACCAGAGATCCCCGCCAATGAGCGGTCTATACGCTTGTCCTTATTGAGTGTTTGTGTGGAGTGTGTCGTGGACTTTTTCAGAGTTGTTAGCAAGCCCCGGTCCGGGAGTGATAGCTGATGGCATGGATTCGTGTAGGTGACACTTTCAACCAAGCAAAAGAATGGACGCGTGCAGCAGAGCTCGCAATTATGCGAAAAGATGAGCGTTTAGTAGATGAGCTCAAAGGAGTCGCGCTGTCATTGTATTTTCAATCAGCGGTTTCGTGGAGTGACTACGAAATTTCTTTGGGTGCAGCAGCAATCATTATTGGCCAGAGTCGGTTTGATCGGGTGATTGCCGATTTGAAAACGATTGGCGTCCTTAGTGATCTTCCGCCAATTGATGGCGTGCCTCGCTGGAAATTACTGGAGCGCAAAGATTTTGTCCACATCATCAAAGAGCGTGAAAAGCTCATGGCGACCAAACGCAAGCGAGATGTCAACAAGGGAAGCCTCGTTGTTCCAGTCTTGTTGCGTGATGGATCAACCTGTAGATACTGCGGGATTGATGTGAACTGGAAAGACAATAAAAACGATGATGGAGGAACCTTTGATCATCGTTGCCCAGAGGATGAAACAACGGTTGAGAACTTCGTCGTGTGTTGCCGTGGCTGTAACCAGCTTCGCGGCTCGATCCCGGATGCAGATATGGAGCTACCATTGCTGCCTGCACCGGTTGATCCGCTTTACGATGATGATCTCCTGAAGAAGATTTCTCGGTGGGCAAGAGTTGTCAAGCAGACAACAAAGCGCATGGGGATCATAAACCCATTGGAACCACACTTTGCGGCTACGGACCTCACATCCAGTGAGGCTACGACCAACACAAACGGTTATGTACAGTCTGAGGAACTATCTACTAGCCAGGTAGAGAATGATCCGCGATTCCCCCAGGACTCCCGTAAGGACGCTGGCCGGGGTCGAGTCGCTAGAAAGGCATGCTCCGACAGCCAGTCGAAGCAGGAACACTCTATTACCCAACCCACGCCTCAGGAACCCTCCAACAGCCAGTTGGAGCGTGATCCGCTGAGTGAATCACCACAGAACGCGCCACATGGGCACTCGGCAAACAAGACACACGAGCCAGCGCGGAAGCGTCGTCGACGTCGCAGAGGAAAGAACTAAGCAGTCTTCTAGGTCATGCTTTGCCAGAAATGGGCACAATCAGGAAGTTCTTTTTGCGATAACAACGTCGCTTGTTTTGGCGTACCCAAAACCCAATTCATTGCGGAAAACCTATATCCGATAGGCGCTTCGGAAAGGGTGGTAGACGTTCCTGGGAACTCGGGTCGGGACGGGTCGGGACGGGACGGGCAAGCCTTTTACATACAACCTTAAAGAAAGTAATAGAACCTATGAGAGATAGTCAGTTGCACCTATTAGGTAGAGCTCTTCATTCTTTGGAGAAGTATGGGCCTTTGTTGAGTGATCTTCTTCTTCCCTCTCAGGGTGGGCAAGGTGACGGTGGGATTGGGGCTGGTGCTGCTGGTTCTCGTCCGCCGTTGCGTGTGCCGATTCTCGATGTGAAGTGGGAGACCGAGAGGTTGCTAACCTATTGGTCGTGGAGGTTTGCGGTGCGGTTGCAGTGTGTTCCTCCGAGGTCTCGAAGCGTGGCAACGTCTGCGGCATGGTTGCAGCGCCACTTGATTGAGATTGAGGATGATCCAGAACTCGACACTGCGGCAGGGCAGATCATCGAGCAAGCCAGGATCATTGATGCAATGTTCACCGAAGACGCCACACCAGACGAAGACATGGAAGGAACATGCCGTGAGATCGCATCAGCGTGCCGGCGCTTGGGCTATGAGATCTCCAAGACCACAGTGCATCGATGGGCACGAGAAGAAACCATCTCCTCGAAGACAATGGAAGAAGGGCGAGTCATCGTGTCACTGCAAGAAATCATTGAAAAGCTCACAGCCTGCGACAATGAAGAAGTCGTAGACAGTGGGACACCAAATATAGTAAGCTGACGCTCGTATCATCTGGGTCCAGACCACAACAATGTGGCTGGGCCCTTTGTCATGCATCAACGATGCAACACGAGGGGAGGACAAGACATGGGGTTTGACTCTAGAGCTGCGAAAAAACTCAAAGCAATGTTCAAACAACAATGCCGTGATGCAGGCGCCGTGTGCTGGCTCTGCGGACAACCCATCAACTACGATGCCCCACCGAACAGCAGGGATTCTTTCGAACCTGATCACTTCTACCCGCAGGCAACGCACCCAGAGTTGGCAGAAGACCCAGAGAATCTTCGACCATCGCATTGTTCCTGCAACCGATCCCGCAAAGACGGAGTCCCAGCCCCCAGCCTCGGGAGCTTATCCGAGCAGTGGTGAGCAAACCACCAGCTAGGGAGGGGGGATCAAGATCACGGGAGCGAAATACACGGACGGGTGAAGGGTGGGTCAGCTGGCCTCTCTCCCCGTAGATACACCCCCCCTAGTGTCGGGGCGTGTATAAAGCATTGATTTTTCAGGAGGTTAAAATTTTGGAAAAATCCACCAAACGTCGCGTAGGTGAACTAGAGCAAGCCTTTGTAGACGCACTAGATGCGTTAGCCTCACCAATTCCTGCTGAACATGCTGGTGTTATTGCACTGGGGCGTGCGTATGCAGAAAATATTGACGAGTCTCGATTAGCGGACATTGAAGTCGCAACGAAAGCGCTGTATCTTGGCCCACATCTCCTTGGTGTGATGAAACTTCTAGGGCTTGCGCCTGTCCAAGCGCCGGAAACCAGCGGTGATGAGACTGTTCGTAGCGGTAATACAGATTATGATGTCATCAAGATCATGAAGCGCTACCAGCAAGAAATAGCACAACCTTTACAGGAAAATGGAGCGTAAAGGATGCACCGAGCCGCGCTTTTTCATCCCACCACTTCGAGAACTCACCCCTGAAACATCACTGGGTTTTGAGGTGATCGAGTTTTCCCAGCTGCTCGGTGTGAATCTTTATCCTTGGCAGCAATGGGTGTTGATCCATGGTTTAGAACTCACCCAAAGTGGCGATTTTCGATTCAAGCGCGTCATTATCGAAGTCGCACGCCAAAATGGGAAAACCACGCTCATGGTGGTCCTAGGATTATGGAGGTTTTTTCGCTATGGAGCTTCCCGGATTTTATCTGCTGCACAATCACTTGGAGATGCAGAGGACACTCTCAATGAAGCGTTTCTTCTTGCAGCATGGAATCCCGTGCTACGGTTCTTCCTCCCCAACAACCCTCGTGCAGAAGACGAAGGCGATCCATATAACGGCGCTTATCGCTCACGGGCAAACGGCAAAGCTGCCATGAAATTAGCGGTGGCACCTCGACCAGATGTTTTAGACACGGCAAAAGAAATGCCAATCTGGTCACTAGCGTTCACCTCCCGAAAAGGCGGGCGCTCAAAATCCGTTGACCTAGCACTTCTTGACGAGCTCCGCGAACATCTCGACTGGGATGCATGGAACGCTATTGTTCCAACATCACGAAATCGACCACATTCCCAAGTGTGGGGGTTTTCCAATGCGTGTGACCTGCGATCAGTTGTTTTTCGATCCTTGCGAGAATCAGCAATCACCCAGCTAGAAGCAGGAGATACAGCAACCACACAGACCGCTTTTTTCTCCTACTCTGCACATCCTGACGCAGAAGTTCTCGACGAAAATGCACATGCTCAAGCAAACCCCTCGATGGGATACTCCAACCTCACCGCTGCATCAATCATGTCAGAGGCCAAAGATGCACTAGCCGGAGATAATGAAGCAGGCTTTCGTGCAGAATGCTTGTGCCAATGGCAAGACGTCCTCACCCCCGGCAAGATACCAATGAAAATTTGGGATTCACTTGCTGATCCTGAGTCACGTCGAGCAGCAGACGCAGAGGTTTATGTCGGTATTGACGTTGCATCCGATGGGCGGTTTACCCACATCGCTATTGCATCACGACGAGAAGACGGACTTTTCCATCTAGAAATCGTTGACTCGCGCGCCGGGTTTCAATGGGTGACAGATTGGCTTGAACAGCGAAAAATAGTGATTGGTTCCAGGGGAAAGTTGGGATGCAGATTAAAGGTTCTGCGTCAGCAAGCTTGGCTCCATTGGTGGAAGAAGCAGGCATTAAGGTTATTCCGTGGCAAGGAACATCGATGTCAGCCTCGGTGCTTGGCTTTATTGACGAGATTAGAAACCGAGGGATTAGGCACAGATCGCAGCCAATTCTCAATGTCTCTATTGAGGGTGCGATAGATAAGCGCTTAAGTGATATTTCTATTTGGGATCGCGTGAAATCAGCAACAGATGTGTCACCAACCGTGGCAGCGAACATTGCATGGTGGATGGCCACTCGCCCTGATAACGACCATTTTGTTTCCGCTTACGCAGATGAAAACTATGACACAGCTGATGATTTTGACGGCGACGATTATGACGATGACGATTACTTGCTCATCGTTTAGGAAGGAGGGATCGTGGGTTTTCTCCAGCGAATCGGGTTACTCCCACAGGTGACGACATCACCAACACAGCCTGAGCTTCTCGCACCGCTTCTTGATACCTACATCGGTGTGGTCACAGAGATGCCAACAGAAGAACTGTTCGCCGAACAGCCGCACTTGCGCACTGTCACAACATTTATCGCACGGGCGATCTCATCAACATCATTACACGTGTATCGACGAGATGCAGACGGTGGCAGGCATCGTGTCCGTGACTCAGATCTTGAAAAGCTTATGCGTAGGTCATCCAAGACAGAGCTCATGCAGGACATGCTTAACGGCTCCATCTTGGACCTATGCCTGTACGACGAGTTCATTTGGGTGGCCATGGAAGATAGTGATTCTGGAGAGTGGGAGCTTCACCGAATCCCACCGACGTGGATTAGGCAACGCAAGTATAAAGATCCTTGGACATTGGAATGGATGGGGATTGTTGATGCGAAAACCGGACACGAGGTTAAGATTCCAGCGCAACGCATTATCCGCGCGCATGGATACCACCCAAAGTCAACATCTCGCGGGCTAAGTCCCGTCGTTGCGCTTCGCGAAACACTGAAAGAACAGTTGGAATCAGCGGCATATCGCGGGCAGCTCTGGCGCAATGGGCCACGCCTGGGAGGTGTGATCACACGTCCGATGGACGCTAAGTGGGATGCAACGTCGCGCAAGCGGTTTAAGGCTGCATGGCAATCGCAATACTCTGGCCGTGGATCAGGAGCTGGTGGAACACCAATCTTGGAAGATGGTATGCAGTTCGTACCAGCGCATCTTAAAGCCCAAGATGAACAAGTCGTTGAGATGACCAAACTGTCGCTGCAAACAGTTGCGAGCATCTATCACGTCAACCCTGTGATGGTCGGTCTTCTTGATAACGCGAATTACTCGAACGTACGAGAATTCAGGCGATCACTGTATGGTGACTCTTTAGGCCCGATCATCAAGCAGGTCGAAGGTGTGATCAATGAGTTTTTGCGCCCCATGATTGACGACGACGATGCGGTGTACGTCGAGTTCAATCTTGATGAAAAATTGCGCGCAAGCTTTGAGGAAAAAGCGGCAGTGACATCAACTGCTGTTGGTGGCCCGTGGATGACGAGAAACGAAGCTCGTTCCATGAACAACCTTCCGGCAATCGAGGGAGGTGACGATCTGATCACTCCTTTAAATGTCACAACAGAAAACAATGATGATCCAGAAGTGGAGGAAGAATCATGACTATTCACGTCGTTATAGGCCCTCCATGTTCTGGAAAATCAAGCTTTGTTGAAGCCAATGCTCCCGTTGGAATTGGCCGCTTCGATCTCGACAACATCGCAGAAACTGTCGCAGGACAAGACGTTAAAAATGCCTCACCGAATCCCGTTGCTGATGCTGTGTTAGCGATGCGACGCGGGCTTATGGGATGGCTTTTAGATGTCGAGCTTGATCCACCAGAGTTTTGGTTAATCAACGCGCAACCGTCGCCAGCACTGATTGCAGCACTCAGCGCACGCGGGGCAACGTTTCATCTTTGTGATCCAGGAATGGAGGAATGCCTCGCACGCGCGATCCGAGACGGACGTCCACACTCTGTCGAAGACCGCATTAGACAGTGGTACGACAATCCACCTGAACTACCTAGCACGAAAGGAGGGCAAGCAGTGAAAACGAAAAGCTATGACGTGTCGATCAACGAGACACAAACAGAAGGAACCATCACCGCATATGCCAGTGTTTTCGGAAATGTTGACTCCTACGGAGACGTCGTCATCCCCGGAGCTTTCGAAGAGACATTGAGCCAATGGCAAAAATCCGGAAATACAATCCCGTTGCTGTACGGGCATGATTTCAAAGACCCGTTCTCGAACATCGGTGGGGTGACATCTGCTGTCGAAGATGCACATGGGTTGAAAATTACCGCACAACTTGACCTCGACAACCCTAAAGCCAAACAGGTCTACACCCTGATGAAAGCAAAACGACTCTCGCAAATGAGTTTTGCTTTCGATGTTGTTGAAGGAACATGGGGAGCACGCGATCAGCAGGAAGTCTACGAGCTGAAAAAGGTCAAGCTCTACGAGGTCTCTGTCGTTCCCATCGGAGCGAATCAGGAAACCAGCATCGTCGATGTGAAATCAGCAGTCGCAGCACAGTTAGCTAATATCCTCGATTCACATCAACGACCACAATCAATCAGCAACAAGCCTCCTAACCAGGGGGCTTTTGCTCTATCTGCGCTCGATGCGCATCTCAGCATATTGGAAAAGGAGAACCGATGAACCTCAAGCAACTGCTCAAACAACGAGATGAGCTGATGGACAACGCAAAGCGAGCACGCAGCGAGATCACCGATGACATGGACCCAGCAGACGCAGCGAAGGCGGTAGAAAACGTCAAGAGCATCATCAGTGAAATCGAGGCTACAGACGAAGCTATTGCCGCGCGCCGGGGAGTTTCTGATCTCACCCAGAAGCTCAAAGGTTTGACGATCAGCGAACGTGCCACTGAGAACGATTCTGCAACCTCCCGTTCCCTTGGAGAACACTTCGTTAAGGCTGCAGGAGACCGACTCAAAAACCAAGCAGCCGGTGCGCATATTGAATATTCAGTTCCTGAATATCAGGTAAAAGAAGATGCCCATAGCTCCCCTAAAAATCTTGTCGAGGGATGGGGAGCTTTCTACCAGCGTGGCATCATCAATCAGAGTCGCGAGCGCCTTGTCGCTGCTGATTTGATGGGATCGGCGGTCGTAACCGCATCGACAGTGAAATACATTGTTGAAAAGGTCAACCGTATTGCATCTGGTGCGCCAGCAACAGTGGCAGAAGGAACAAAGAAGCCATATGTAAAGTATGCCGACTTCGATGTTGTCACCGAGTCACTGTCGAAGGTCGCAGCACTGGCAAAGTTCACTGACGAGATGATCGAGGATTACGACTTTGTCGCAAGCTGGATTAACAACAATCTGGTCTATGACCTGTCTGTTGTGGAAGAAAAGCAACTCATTGCTGGTGACGGGCGCGGCTCGAATATCAAGGGGCTGCTGAATCGAGAAGGCATTCAAACACACACATCCGCAAAGCAAGCAGATTGGTTCAATGACCTGTTCAAGGCCAAGAACAAGGTGGCTCAGGCAACCAACTTGGAAGCAGACGGCATCATGATCAACCCCGCCAATTATGAGGCGCTGCGTTTAGCCAAGGACGGTAACGGACAGTACATCGCAGGTGGCCCTTTCCAAGGCCAATATGGAAATGGCAATATTCTCATTGATCCGCCTCTGTGGGGAATCAAAACAGTTGTGTCCAATGCCGTTCCAGAAGGAACTGCAATTGTCGGCGCATTCCGCCAAGGCGCAACCGTCTTGCGTAAGGGCGGTGTCCGTATTGATTCGGCGAACACCAATGTCGACGATTTTGAGAACAACCTCGTCACGCTGCGCGCAGAAGAGCGCCTCGGGCTTATGGTGCCACTCCCAGCAGCATTCGTGAAGGTCACCTTAGAAGGCGCAGCAGAGGAGCTCTAATGCGACACGAATACGAAGTAACGACACCATCGGGGCGAAAGTTCACCCTTGAAATGAGTGAAGACTATAAGGATGAACATTGGCCTGATGCCGTGCTTGTCGAAGACACCATGACCAAGCAGAAAGCCCCAACACGGAATCGAGCGCGTAAACCCGACTCCGACAAGTAACAACCACGGGGAAAGGGGAACAATGAACGAAATAACCCCAGAACCGGGAATAGACCAAAGCGCCTTTGACCGCGCAGCAAACGCAGTACGCCGGCTGTGCGGGTGGCACATTTTCCCCTTCATCGAGGAGACCATCACATTGGACTCTCCAGGCGATAGCCTCCTTCTCCTTCCTACAAAAAATCTCGTAGAGATCATCAACATCACCATCGACGGAACCACCTACCCGCTGAGCGATTTCCGAAGCAGCCCAGACGGACTACTGGTCAAACGCCACGGACGGTTCCCCAGAGGTATTGCAATGGTCACTGTCACCATGAAACACGGGTATGAGAAGCCGACCGAGATCCTCGGAGTCATCAACGACATGGCACGACGCGCCAGCGAGTCAAACCTCACTCAGCTCAACGTCGGAGGAATTTCAGTCGGAACAACAAACTCAGCCACGCCACAATCCTCTGAATGGAGAATTGTCGATGAACTACGTCTAGGACCACTGCCATGAATATCATCTTCAACCAGCGAATCGAGATCATTCGCGCCGGGGAAAAGCGGTCTGTGTATTCGTCGGATTTCATGGAGGATTGGGATAATCCGGTCGTTTTCCCAGTGGAGGTTCCAGTGTCGATTCAGCCGGTTTCTTCAACAGAGTCAGATGCCACAGCGAATCGTAGTTATGTGGCATCGCGATTCAGGTTGTTTTCTCCACCGGGGAAGGATATCCCGCAGTTAAAAGCGAAAGACCGTGTGCGAATTGGATCGCTTGTTTTAGACGTTGTGGGCGATCCGGCACGGTGGCCACATCCATTGAAGCCAGAAACTGTGCATCATATAGAGGCAGATTTGGAGGTGCATCGTGGGTAAATACGACAAGCAATTCCAGCAGCTCAACCGTAATCCAAAGATCGCGCAGGCATTGAATAACCGTGCAAAGAAGATTCGCGCAGCTGCTCAGCGGATTTCTGATGCGGAAGGTGGGACAGCAAACTACCGCGTGGTCTCAGGCGTGCGCCCAGGAGGCCGCGCGTATGCCTATGTCGTTTCGGACAATCGTGATGAGGAATTCGGAACTCAGAAAACGAAACGAATCGGAGCGCTACGGAGGGCTGCACGTGGTGGATGAAAAAGCGGTGATTATCCGCAAACTGTCGAAGCTGGGTATCCCAGTGTATTCAGAATTGCCGCATGATTTCGAAGAAAAGCGTCTGCCAGCGCTTTGGATTCAGCACGTGGGACCTGCAGCTAGGAGACAGGCGATCAACTCTATGGGGATCGATTACGTTGATCTCGATATTGATTTGTTTGTTTCTCTAGATATGTGGCACACAGGTGCAGCAATGGAGCTTGCGCAGGAGGTGCGAGCGCATGTGCATCGATTCCGAGAGGGCATGCTCAAAGTCCTCGACGCAGGCCGTCCAATAGCACGCCCTGATTTCAATTCCGTAATTCGCCGGTACGGCCTGACCATCACAGTCGCTGTGCCGGCTTAACCAATTTTTCCGTAAGGAGAGTAAGAACATGACTGATTTTGATATTGATACGTCTGCTGCCAATTACGCTGACGAGCTTGCATTGCTTGGGGTGACAGGCGCGATGAGCTACGCCCCAAAGGGAACGCAGATGCCAGAAACAATCGCACCTTTGAACCCACCATTTGTGGATTTTGGTTGGTTGTCTGATGGGGGAATCACAGAGTCTCAGAACGAGGAACGAAACGACTGGACCCCATATCAGTCAACCAACCCAATTCGGGGACAGGTAACCAAGCAGGATTTCCAGTTTAAGACGGTCGTATGGTCTATCAGCGGTCTTGCCAATGCGATGTACTACGGTGTGCCTGAATCTGACATGCGTTTTGACCAAGGAACAGGCGTCACGACCTTTGAACAGGGCAAGGAACTTCCACCAGACTTCAAGTTCGGCCTCGTCGTGGATATTGTCGATGGCAAGAAAGCTCGGCGACACTGCATGCCGAACGTCTCGGTTGTTGAGCGCGGTGACATCGTGTACAGCAAGGACGATCTTGTTGGCTATGAAATGACATTCCGAGCCAGCTACGACCCAGTCGCTGGGTATGCAGTGCGTCGTATGTTCAAGGAGGGATGGAAGCCAGGACACGCTGGAACGACTCTCTCCGACGAAAACAAGGACGCATCGCTCGGTGATTGGTCGAGCAAGATAAACGGATCCGTCACCGAAAAGCAGAGCAAGACGGTCACCTTGCCATCTGGTGTCAACGGCGGCACGTTCACGCTGTCTGTCGCGGGCAATGCCACTGATGCGCTTGCTTTTGATGCAACAGCAACTGTCGTGAAGAACGCGCTTCGTAAGCTCGCAGGCGCGACAGAAGCAGAAGTTGCTGGTGTTAAGGGCGGTCCTTACACCATCACGAGCTTCACCGGAGCGCTAACCGCAAACGGCGCGAGCCTCACGGGTGGTGACTCTCAGGCCATCTCGGTCAACTAACAACCATGACCCTACGTTTTGGCAGACCGACGTAGGACCATACCCATAGGTCTGCTAACCCAATTTTTCATCACATCTATATAGGAGGTCTGCCATGACCATCGATCTCAACGCTATGCTCGCAAAGCGTGCCGAAGTCCTTGGAGAAGGAAACAAATTTGACGTTAAACTCGGTGACAAAACGTTCTACTTTGTTGCCCCTGAACTTGCATCATCTGAGTGGAATGACCGCCATCAAGCATTCCTCGAAGACATCCAAGAAGGACTACTGACTTCAACAACAGCACGCGAAGAATTCCTTGAACTTGTTCTCGAAGACCAAGCAGAAGAATTCTCCCAGGCAGCCGATAATATCGGCGTTGACCCATTCATCATTGCGCAGATGGCATTTCAGGAGCACGCTGAGTCCGTGGGAAAAACCCAATCCCAGAAGTCCTTAAATCGCACTCAGAGGCGTGCGAAGCGGCGCTAATCGCAGAATACGGGCACGATTACGTTGCGGCTTTCTGGCGCGAAGAAATAACCACCAGAAAGCTGCTCGTACTCATCGACCACCTGCCAGAAAATTCAGCACTCCACAGAAGCCATCAGCGCGAAACATTCGACGGGCACCTGTGGGACACCGAACTATCCATGACGTGGGAACTCAGTAACCTCATCAGAATCAACAATTTTTTGCTAGAGCGTAGCCAAGCTAAAAATCCCAACCACGTACAACCCCCAAAGCTGAAACTCTATCCGTGGTCTCCAGACCAAGACACCAAGCACTACGGCAAGGTGGACGAAGAAGATCAAGTCGACGCCGTGAACTTCCTCATGGGGCTTGCCCCTCCACCACAATAAGGAGGAATAATGTCCAGCGACGCAACATATGTGCCGATTCTCGCCTCATTCGACGGCTTCTTTAAATCCATCGACACGAATGCAGCAAAAGCTGGACAGCAAGCAGCAACAACATTTGCTGACTCAATGCAACGCAATCTCCAAAAAGCAGAACGCGCAGCAGAAAAAGCCGGAACTGTCCTCGAACGCGCCCACAACCGCGCCGCAGACGCAGCAGCAAAAACCCACATCGAAGAGCTAAAACTCCTCGAAATCAAAGAAAAACAAGGAGCAAAAGCCTCTGAGGTTGCAGCAGCAGAAGCAAAAGTAGAAAAAGCGCGCCGGGATCAGGAGTCAGCAGATAAGGCTGTAGCAAAGGCTGCAAAATCGTTAGCATCTGCACAAGATGATGTTGCTAAAGCAACACAGCAAGTAGGCGATGCGATGGAGGTGGGTGCTGAAAAAGCTGGGCTGTTCTCGAAGATGACAGGTGGTCTTGGCGATAAGCTTGGTACGTTGCCTGCGCTTGCTGCCGGTGCTGTTGCTGGGTTCGCTGGGTTTGCGGCGATTAAGGAAACATTGTTGGATGTTGGTTCAGCTTTTGATAGCGCTTATGACACGATCCGTGTGGGAACTGGTGCCTCTGGTGAAGCGTTTGCTGGGTTGCAGCAGTCGATGCGCAATGTTGCAGCAGTCGATGCGCAATGTTGCAGCCAATAACATCGGAATTGGCGATGAGATGGCAGCTGTGGGAACTGCGCTTGCAGACGTTAATACTCGGTTGGGGTTGACTGGCGAACCGCTGGAGAAGATGACGGCGCAGATGCTGCAGTTACAGCATATGGGTGTTGATGCGGATATTAACGCTGTGTCCCAAGCGCTTAACGGGTTCGGTATTGAAGTAGATGCGATGCCTGCAGCACTTGATTCGCTGTTCCAAGTCTCGCAGGCAACGGGTTTGACGATCACGGAGTTGTCGAATTCTGCGGTGAAAGCTGGTCCGCAGCTTCGGCAGTTTGGTTTTAGCATGGCTGATGCAGCAGCTCTTGTCGGCCAGCTCGATAAAGCAGGTGTTAACGCTGATGGTGTGCTGTCGAAGATGTCGAAAGCACTGACAACGTTTGCAGCCGAGGGTAAGGATGCGCCAAAGGCGTTGAATGAGACGATCACCTCGATTGAACAGCTGGTCAAAGCTGGTAATTCTCAAGGTGCTATCAATCTTGCCGAAGGAATCTTTGGGGCAAAGGGTGCAGCGCAGTTTGTTGATGCTGTGCAAACTGGAACCCTTTCTGTTGAAGATTTCATGAGTGCGACAGGCGCGACAAATGACACAATTTCTGGGCTAGCTGCTGAAACTGCGTCTTTTAAACAGCATTGGCATCAGTTCAAGATGCAAGCGATGCTGGCTATCGAGCCTGTGGCAACAGCAGTGTTTACCATGCTGACTCCTGCCATTATCAATCTGAAAGATGGTTTTACCTCAGCTATCGAGTTTGTCGAGAACACCCTTGTCCCAGGTTTTAAAAAGATCCCAGACGTCTTAGAAACGATGTCGCAGTGGATTGAGGAAAACAAAAACACGTTGATTGGTTTTGCTGCTGCGATTTCTCCTCTTGTTGTACCGTTGTTGTTAGGGTTGGCAGCACAGTGGACTGCTACAGGAATTGCTGCATCGATCTCAGCAGGTCAGCAAGTCCAAGCATGGATTGCGACGAAGATTGAGGCTGCAACCGCAAGCGCTGCACATATTGCTGCATTGTGGGCAACTGGCGCTGGGTGGATCAAAGCAGGTGCGCAAGCTGTACTCGGTGCTGGCCAGATTGTTGGCGCATGGCTGCTTGCTAAAGCCCAGTCGGGTGCATCTCTTGTGGCATCGATTGCTGCTGTGGGCCTTGGTTGGGTTAAAGCAGGCATCCAGGCGTTAGCTGGTGCTGCACAAGTTGCCGCAGCCTGGGTAATCGGACTTGGCCCCATTGGATGGGTGACTGCAGCAATTACTGCAGTAGGCGCTGGCCTTGTATGGTTTTTCACGCAAACAGAAACCGGCAAACAGACATGGCAGGACTTCACTTCTGCGCTGCAAGCTGGATGGGAAATACTCTCATCAGCACTGCAGGTAGGGTGGGATTGGCTTGAAGCTGCTGTGTTTAACGCATGGACAACACGCGTTGAGCAACTCAAAAGCGGGTGGGAGACAACGACGAGAGACATCAGTGCTAGTTGGGACTGGCTCAAAGATATGCTCCACAGTGGCTGGACGTGGATTTCTGGCAAGGTCATCGGAGGATTTAAAACTGGTCTTAACGGGCTGAGTGATTTCTTCTCCTCCGTTGTCAACGGGATCACATCCACCTGGGCAATGCTGCGATCAGCATTGGCAAAACCGGTGAATTTCATGATCAACACCGTCTACAATAACGGCATTCTCAAAGCATGGAATGTTATCGCAGGACTCTTGCCAGGGCTGAAACAAGGCAGTCCCCTCGAAGGTATCCCAGAACATGCAATAGGTGGCCGAATCACAGGACCAGGAACCGGCACATCAGACGACGTTCTCATGTGGGGATCGAACGGTGAGCACATGCTCACCGCGAAGGAAGTCCAAAAAGCTGGTGGCCACAATGCGATCTACTTCATGCGTGATCTCATCGCCAGCAAAACCCCATTCACATGGGACGGCGGGACATTCATCGCAGAGCACCGCAAGTCCGTCAATGCCTACGGCGCTGAGGTGAAACGCCGAGGAATCGGAAATGTTGACGACAACGGGCTATTCTCTATGCTGCCAAAGTTTAAAGACGGTGGAGAAATTCGCCCCATGTGGGAGCTCCAACTCGAAAACGGGCACAAAGCCGCACAATCGAGAAACGGCAACCCCTATACCTGGGGGAATGAGGATTGCTCAGGATATATGTCCATGATTGCCGATGCGATCCTTCATGGTGGCCGTGGCGTTCGCAAGTGGGCCACTGGGTCTTTCCCCGGTGGACAACCCTGGAAACCAGGACTTGGCAAAGGCTTTAGCGTTGGCGTGCATGACAACCCAGGAGGCCCTGGTGGTGGACACACCGCTGGAACACTAACAGGGGTAAGCCACTATGCGACAATCAACGTCGAATCGGGTGGTTCACATGGATATGTTGCTTATGGCGGTCCAGCAGTAGGAGCTGATCATCCACAGTTTGCAGGAAAACACCCAGGTCTTTTCCACCTGGGCATTGGTACCGACGGTGCTTTCGAACCAGGAGGTTCAGGAGGAGTATCACCGCAAGCACAGCGAAGCATGATCGCGAAAGCCTTCAACAAAGCAGTCAGCACAGTGATGGAACCCATCGCAGCACAACTGCCAACCCCACCACCTCAATGGCAAGGTGTACCACAAGGCGTATACAACTCCGGAAAAGACGCACTGATCAAAGGCGTCGGCAATGCTGTCAACTCGATTGGAGATTCACTGGCAACCGTTTACCGAGGACTCTCAAAAATCCCGAACCTCCTCAAGGAAAAAGACTCAAGAGGAATCGAAAAGAAAGCAAAAATCTACGACCGAGGAGGCATACTTGGAACAGGCGAAATAGCAATCAACCACGGTGCACCAGAACGCATCCTCCCGCCAGCACTGACAGCCAGCTTCGACAAATTCACCACCGTCGTACCACAAGTCGCAAACCGATTCGGCATCATCGCAGACAAACTTCTCACAACGCCACTCGGGGCAAACCCCACCGCGCCGGGAGGTTTGATTGCTCAAGTGGATATGGGCAAGCTTCATGATCAGTTCGTTGCTCTTCATGATGTAGTCGATAAGATGGGTCCTGTTCTAGAGGCCGTCAATGCGATGGGTGTTGAAGGGTTGAAGGGGCTGGCGCATATCACGGGTGCGTGGAAGGATCATGTGAGTGCTGAGGAGTCTGTGTCCAAGGCTGCAGCGGATTCGAAGGTTGCAAATGAAGCTTTGGCGACAGCCCGTAAAGAGCTTGTTGATCTTGAGCGTGACATCGCTAAAAAGGGGCCGAACGCTCAGGATCAAGCAGAAGATGCAAAGAAGCTGGCAGATGCCAGAAAGAAAGTTTCTGATGCGGAGTCAAAGGCTGCAGGTTCTTCAGTTGCGTTGGAAAAGGCTCTGGGTAATGTTGCTGTCGGGCACATCAAGCTTGCTGTTGCTGTTGTGAGTGCTATTGCTGAGATTGGTAAGGCAATCTCAGGAGCGTTTGCTGCTGTGTACGAGGGGCAATCACGTGGCTGGTCGCTGGTGTCACAGATGGCGGAAGAAGTTGAGAAGGGCCGTCAGAAGTTGTCGGAGATGCGCATTGAGAATGCGAATTTGACGATTCAGCAGATTAAGGCGATCAACGATCTTCGGATTGCGCAGTGGGATACTCACCGTGCAGCTTTAAACGGTGCGTTGGGTATTGCTCAAGCGCAAGCTGAGTTAGATAAGCGGCGTCGAGAAGGGATCATGCTGGGTGCTTCTGGTATTGATGCGATGGCTCGTGCCATGGATAGATACCGGATGACAGGTGTTTTTGCGATTGAGGAGGTGACTCGCTATACCGAAGAGCAACAACGCAAGATTAAAGCTGCTGAGTGGAAGGTTCATCAAGCGCGTATTCAATCAGCAATTGATCAGCTTGATGCGCAAGGCAAAGTCGAACTTGCTGGACTAGCTGCTGCTGAGGCAACACTGAAGCAGCAAACAGCCGTACGGTTGCTTGAACTCTCAGCGCAGAAGTTATCGGCGCAGGCGGCATCTTTTTATGGGGCCACAGCCCAGGGAGCTACTGGACTTGAGAGAATGAACCAGGGCAAAACATTACAGGGCAAGGGTGCAAGTTCGATTTTTTCTGGCATTCTCAAAGGCCTTGGTGGCGCTGCTGGTGGTGCTGCCGCAGGCTTTGCACTCGGTGGTCCGCTCGGCGCTCTTCTTGGTGGCATCGGCGGCTTACTGTTAGGCAGCACAGGCCAAGTAATTCAGGGTATTGCTGAGGTAAAGCAAGGAAAAACCCAGGAATCCATGTACAAAAAGTACGCGGAGGAAGAATTTAAGAAGCTGCCACCTGAGATGCAAAAACAGATTCGTTCTGCTGGTGTGCTTGGCGGGATTGGTTCTTTCTTTGGTGCTGATGGTTCGATGATTTCGTCTATGCCTTTTGAAGCGATGAAGATTCACAATCAATTTGCTACATGGGATCATGAGAAAAAGATTCAGTCGCTGGAGCAAACTTCTTCGATCCAAGCTCAGCTCTTGGCTGCTCAGCGAGCCAAGATTGAGCAGCGTCTTGCAGTTCAAAAGGCAGCGTTGGAAGCTGGCAGGGATGCTGCTGGCTACCATGCAGCAGCCGGAGAAGCAGATAATGAGGGGGTGCGTCAAGCTTATGATGCGCTTGCACAGGATTCTGCGCGCAGAGCTCGAGGTCTCGCTGAAACCGCGCAGCGTGGGAAATCTCAACTCGATGAAGTAATAGGCCGTCTGAAAGATCTAGCGGATCGATCATCGGTAAATCTCGTCAATCAAAGAATCAAGCAAACTGTCGTGGTCAAACTCGAAAAGACCGGCAGACTCCACACAGACCAAGACATCGCGAAGGCACTGGAAGCAACACTCAACGCGGTGAAAGGACTAGAAAGTCGTGTCGAAATCGTCGAGGCTGCTCGCGCACCGAGTGCATTGGAGGCAGCGCACTCGCAGCTTTAGGAGGTCATAATGCAGGTGATGTTTTACTCACCATCAGGTCAAAAGCTCTTTGGTGACAATGGATCACCTGCATTCCTCCTGAAAGGGGGAATCGCAGATTTAAAAGGCGCCATTGAAGCACGAACAACAGTGATCCCAGAAGTACCTGGTCAGATATTTGATGGGATCACAATCAAGCCTTTTACGTTCGGTGTGACCATGGTCGTGTATCCAACAGAAGAAATGCCAATGGATAAAGCAATGCGCAAAACCAGGCAGATTTTCTCAGCGTTCGATTACTCAACCTGTAGGATCGCTGGAACTGGAATCCCAGTGGGGTTGAAAGTGCGCCTTGAGTCGATCATCCCTGCACCATCGCAGGACACAGCGAAGGGAATTGCAGAAGAAATCACGATCACGCTCACCGCTGATGAAGGGATCTTTTGGACAGATCAACATGAAAACAGCGGCAAGACTACCATTGTGAACTTCGGTGACTGTGATCTCTGGCCAGAGTACCAATGGCAAAAAACCGCGACGATCACATTGCCAAGCGGAGCAAAGATCACCCTTCCTGAAACGCCCACGCCACGAGTCCTACGAACGACACGGCACCAAGTCTCAATCACTGACCTCGCAGGAAAACCCGACCGCGAGCTACTCAAAAAGCTCGGAACCATCTGGCCAGAAGGCATACCAAGAAAAGAAACCAAGACGTATGAGATCACCCAACACTGCTCCATCAAATGGCGTATTGGGTATCTAGATCCATTGGGGGTTGTAAATGGAACCATCGCAGTGGGAACAATTCGCACAGCATAGAGCTGCAGTCATCCATGATTATGGACTGTGGATCGGGCTCATGGACAACAACATGAACCCCATCATGGACATGCCAGCACCTATAAGCATCGACGCCCCTATCACCCGAATGGCCCCATCATCATGCAAAGCAGTATTCAAGACGCGAGTCGATGGGAACATTCACCCAATGGTCGATCACCTGATCGCCGAAAATCTTGCGAAAATCGACGAGCAAGGCCAACTCATCGCAGCAGCACAAGACGCAATATTCCTCGCAATCGAAGTATCCCACGGCATCAGAAACGTCTACAAAGGCGTCTTTACCGTCGCATCAGGAGACCAAGAATCCCCAACACTGCTGGAATTCAACGGTGTCTGCGAAATCCAATGGACACTAGGCGCACTCCCATGCCCATCAGCACCATTTTCATGGACCGGGAAATGGGTCAACCTTGACCAAGACTGGGCAGGGCAATGGACAAAAATCAGGACCATGGCAGACATCAAAATCGCCGAAGTCGCCGACGGATTCACCCTATCCGGCGCCGCCGACGTCACAATCGAAAAACTCATCACCCAATCGCTGCAAGCAATCAACACGATGCTCAAACCAAAAGATCGACGATTGCCAATCGCAGTCAAACCAGTCACATCGAATCCAACATCGCCACAGCTAGTAATCCGACCAACAGACAGATTCATCTGGGACGAAATCAGCGATCTAGCACTGGCAGCGGGCGTACTCATCAAATGCACAACATGGTGGCCACACGACCCACTTGTGCCAGGGCTTGATCTAAAAGAACCAACCGTCGTCATCGAGATCACCCAAGAAACATAAATGGACCCAACAATAAAACTCATCGCTGCAGCACAAGAAATGTCCATGACCATCCCCAGACGACAAGCCTGCATGGTCTACGGAAAACTCAACGTTACGCTCAAAAAAGGAGACACCCAACAAGAACAAGACAAACGCCTCACCAACGGCTATATCCACATCCCAGACGACATGCCCACCGGATCATTCGATTTCGGATTCACCCGTGAAGACGCCGACATCAACATCGAAACACAACAATCAACCTACGAACTAGCCCTCGATACCGCAGCACGCAGAATCACAGGACAAGTCCTCTTCGAACAAGACGTCACCGCGCCGGGCTTTGGTGATTGGCGTCCCATGATTGATTTTTCATGCGGTGACGTTGTCGGGGTGCGTGTGTGGGGCAAAGAGCTACCGCTGCCGGTCACCTCAATTACGCGTGAAACTAGTCAGTGGCGTGTCCATGTGGGCGGGCAATTGATTAATGATCGCCGCAAAGTTGTTTCTGAGAATCGGAAGATATTGGCCGATATTGAGTCCGAACGCCGCGAGAGATCTGCTGAGATTACGCGAGTCTCTGAGATTGCAGAAAAAGCAACGTCAGCAGCTGAGGCAGCAGACGAAAAAGCTGGGGAGGCTCAGGAGACTGCTCAGGATGCGCTGTCGAAGTGGCAGCAGCAAAAAGATGAGCTTGATGCTCTCCAAACCCGGCAGATTAAAGAACTAGAGGCGCAGAACGCAGCGGTACGTAGACTCGGGGACATTCAGGAACCGCTTGCTGGGTCGATCAGTGACTATGACGCTTTGACATTAGGACCGGTGAAGATTACCTATCCTGCCCGGAACAAAATTGATTTTGAACTCCTATCAGGCCACGAGTTTGTTTCTGGCGCATCGGTGTTGGTTAACGCTCGCGTGAATGCGATTTCTCAGTACACGCACAGCTTCCCGATCAGATTAACGACTTCCCGCCCGAAAGCATCTGGAACGGTTGGATGGGCAGAAAACTATTCTTCAGCATCAATTCTGGTGATTCCCACCGCCGATTTCTCAGCAATTTTGTCCGAAGAACGCAGAAAGAGAGGACTATATTAATGCCTAAAATCACAGGCAAGCTCGAAACAATAACGAACGCCCCGTCGGCAGTGCGGGAAGTGTGGCTAAGACCACCATCCACACGCCCCAGTGGTACGGGTCTGATCGTGGACGAACCAGTACGCATTATCATCAACGAAGCGGGTGGGTTCACGGCAACAATCGCGCCGGGTGCTGCGGTGTTAGTACTCGTTGGAGTGGATTTTATTGCCCGTGAGTCAATCCCCCTGCTAATCGCTGATGGGATGACCACAATCGCGGAGGCGATGGAAGCAGCTAGGGATTTCACACCTGATGTACACGATCGCCTGGCTGAGCTCGCGAATGAGGTGGCCCGTGGCGTGAAATCCACGGGGGACAGCGCCTCAGCTGCGAGCGTTGATCGTGGACGTGCGGAAGCTGCTGCGCAAAATGCGAAGTCCGCACAGGTGGCTGCTGCTGCATCGGAGAAGCAAACATTATCAGCATGGAAACAGGTGAAATCTTGCTTGGAGGAGTGGGAGCCTCGAGTACAGCAACTAGCTAAATGGCAGCCGCAGTATGACTGGCTGACCGGAAATCTTGAGAAGCTGGTGGTTCAGGCTACGCAGCTCGTAGCTGACGGTGTGAAAGAGCTTACTTCAGTAGTAAAAAGCGATGCTGAGGCGGCTAAACGGAGCTCTACTGAGGCTAGCCAGAGTAATCTCAAAGCGCAGGCTGCTGCGAAGTTTGCTGCTGAGGCCGCTACCACGGCTGTGACTACGGCAGTGAATGAGCTCAAGGGTAATGCGCCTGAGGCTTTTGATACCCTTGCGGAGATCGCCGAGCGCATTAAACCTGGTGGCGCTATCGAGGCTGAGATTCTCCAGAAGATCAGCGAGAAGGCTGATTCTGGCTCAATGGCTGTAATTAAACGGCAGCTGGAAGGTTTGACCGTTGCTAGTATCAAGGGGCTAGCTGAGGCTCTCGCCGGAAAATCGGCCAAAGAACATCTACACGGTTCGGGTGCCATTACCGACGCGGTTGATCCGTCCCAAGAGGCTAGCACGAGGAATAAAAATAAGCTGGTGAAGCTGAATACTTTTGGTAATTTAAGTGCCCCATCTAATCCTAGGCGAGACACTGATGCTGTCCCTAAGAAATATGTCGATGACCAAGTACGGACAGTAACGGCGCAGTCTAAGCAGATCTATGAGGTTATGCAGCAGATCCCAAAGCACGCGCCTAGTAGCGGTGAGTACGCTGCAAAGATTGTTGACGGCAAATTGTTGGTTAAGAATCCACAGTCCGGCGATGAGGCTGCCAGCAAGGACTACGTTGACAGACTCGTAGGATCTGGGATGAAGATTCAACGTGGTAACGGTACTGACCCGAACACAATTTATTTCGAGGTGTAAAGTATGCCTGAAATTGAAGATATTGTGGAATTTCAGGTGCCATCTAAAAGAGGTGGGCCGTATCCCACCCATCAGCTGGCAAAGGCCGTTTACCAGGGGGATAAGAAGATCTGGGATAGGGATATTAACAAGATCCCCGCACGAAGGAACCTTCTACTTCCTAGGGGTGCAGGTGGCTGACGTCTGATACATACGCTAACTTCGCTAGAGCTAAAGAACCTTGTGGGTTGCAAATAGACTCAGATAAGAGGTTTTCTTTTGTTATCTATAGGCACACAGATGAGAGCGGTCAAATCAAATTTGACAGTTACAGCTTAGAAAGTAAGTCGGTTTCTGGCGACGGCAGGGTAGCTTCTTTGCAGATGCAGCTGGATTCTCATATGAAAATTGCTTTTTTGCAGATAGTGCATACACACCGTTTGACACTGACGCATTACCTAGCTTCACTGTGACTCGTACCCCGTTTGATGGTCGTGGTGTTGTGGTTTTACAGGATTGGAAACAGCCAGAGGGACTCATCAAGGATTCTGGTAACGACACTGCTACTAAAGGGTCTGATGAGTACCATGTGAATCTGAAGGTCGGCAGCTATTTCCTCAAAGCCGACAAGGGCGTGTATATCAACGGCACCTGGTATGCAGGGCCTGTGAAAGAGTCATTCGACGTCCGCGACCCGAGTGACAATGTTTATGTTTACTATGCGGGTACTCAGTGCAGTATTTTCCCTATTCGCGTAGGTGAGGACTTTGGAGTAAGCATTAAGACCTACAGTGCAAGCCTTGCGACGTACTGGGACCTTGATTCTGCTAGAGGGGAAACTAATTTGATTGACTTTGATAGGAGTATCGCTAGTAAGAACCGTGCCGGACACGTAGTGCAGCTGTATTTTACCCGACCAGTTAAGCAGACCAAAGGTAAAAACGCTTATTTCGACGCGGATTTTCATTTTCCGGTGTCGTCTAGCGATGTCATAGGTAACGATGGCAGGGGCATTGGTACGCCTAAGGACGCAGAGTGGGTTTTCCAAAGGGTTTGAGAGCTTTTGAAATAACCAGCTTGCTAATTTTCACCCCGCTCAAGGCGGGATTTTTTATGCCTCACGCATCTAGCGTGGGCTTTGCTAATAGATAAGGAGACTATCCCGTGAAAAATTGGGACACCCTGGAACCAGATAAATATAACCTCCTCACCAAAAATTTCAGCCTTGGACGAGGTGGTGAATCAATCCAATTCATCACTCTTCATCACATGGCGATGGTGGGCGGTGTGGATGAGTGCGTGCGCGTGTGGGGAGACCGTCCGGCGTCGGCTCATTATTGTGTGGGGCCAGACGGAGAAATCGGGCAGGCCGTCAACGACTGGGATACAGCGTGGGCAAACGCAAACCTATTATCTAACCGCCGTTCCATCGCGATTGAGCATTCTAATTCTGCCGGTGCGTCACAGGACTGGCCAATAGGGGAGAAAACCCTTGAAGAGGGAGCACATCTTGTAGCCGCACTGTGTCGCTACTACGGGTTGGGCCGGCCAGAATCTGGCCGGAATATCCGATTCCACTGTACTGAATCCGGTGGGGCGACCTCGTGCCCGTATCACCTACGACCAGGGCACAAGTATCACGATTCGTACCTACGCCGAGCACAGTGGTGGTACGACAACCCTGCAGGCGGAAAAGCACAAAACACAATGGTTTCAAAGGAGAAGAAAAACATGAATGAGGCATACTCGCGTGATATCAGAGCACAGCTGACAGGAAGTGAGGAGCTAGGAAAGTACCCCGGCTGGGGCCAGCTGGGAGGTCGCACCATCGTCGATGCATTGGGTGCGATTGGTGAAAAACTCGGGGTGGATGGTTTTTACGATGTGAAGGCAGGCAAATAATGACGGTTGATTTTTGGAAAGATTTAGCTGAGCGTGCGATCAAGACTTTCGCGCAGGCATTGCTTGCTGTGCTGGCTGTCGGGGTGCCGATATGGGAGCTGGATTGGGCAAGCGCTATGGGTATTGCTGCTACGGCCACGGTGATCAGCGTGCTGACATCGGTGGCGTCAATTGGGGTGGGGGTGCAGGGGACCGCGAGTGTCGTGGGGTCACCTGCTCGCCACCGTAAGGAGTCGTGATCATGCCTATTGATCATTTACCTGAGAAAGTGCAGCCCGCCGCGTATCGTGTGCGGGCTTTTTTGATGACCGATTCTACGGCGCTGCTGCTGCTCGCTGTGGTGCAGACTGCGGTGGGGTTGTATTATCTCCCAGGTGCTTTGGGCGACCCGTTGCAGTGGCAGCGGCCGGTGGAATCGATCATGCCGCTTACGATATGGGCGGGGGTGCATATAGCCGTAGGCGTACTGTGTCTGGTGGCGGCGTTCACCCATCGAACGTATCTCGATGTGGTGGGGTTAGCCCTAGCAATTGGGTTATCCATTTCATGGGCTTTTAGTCTTTTAGTCGGCGCGGTTGAGTATCAGCAGGCTGTGCTATGGCTGGTGGGAGTGCTCACTATGAGTGTAACGGTGTCGTTGATGTGGGCTGTTTGGCGTGGCAAGCGAGGAGATATTCCCCTAGAGGAAAAGGGGGAAGGGGTGTGAGCGTGATCGCGGCAATTTTGAGCGGCATCGGCGCCCTTATCACCGCGTTGGGCGGGTTGTGGATCGGTGTGGTGAAAGCCCGGGCGGATACGCAGGCTGTGAAAGGTTCGCGCATGGATGTGCTGGAGGCGCGTATTGATAGGATGCAGGCTGATTTAGATGATGAGCGTGCTAAGCGCCGTGGTGTGGAGGTGGATAATCACCGACTGCGTATGGCGTTGGTAACGGCGGTGAAGCATTTAGAGCAGCTGATCCGGTGGGCTGATGGTGGTGCGAAGCCGCCTCGGCCGGATGATATTGATCTAGATGAGATTAAAGACCTACTCAAGGCATAA